GTCGCCCTTTGCATAGACGAACTCCTGAAAATAAAAAGCCCGGCAGCAACCAGTGCGCAGGGTAAGAGCGCGGTGGGTGTTACTGTCAGGCTTTGGGATTATGGACATAAAAAAGCCCCGACAAAATCGGGGCAAGGAAGTCATGTTGAAAACAATAATTACCTGTGATGGAGTTGCGGTGCCGGGTGCCTCCCGGTAAGTACATGGACGACCAGCCAGTAACCTGCGTGAGTTCAACCGCTTTTTCCGCATTAAACGAAATGGTCGGTTTACGCCCCTCCGCTCAGGGGGATTCACCGCAACAGAACTGATGCTATTAACGGCAACTCCACTGAGTCAATACCACACCAAGTAACTGGTAGCCACAGAAGGGATCGAACCTTCTTCGCTCGGTTTTGGAGACCGACGCTCGCCCGGCGTCGTGGCTGTAAAACAACAAAACCACGCACAATGGCAAGGTTTTTGATGATTAATCTATGTGACGTAGTTACCACTCTTAACAGGATATTCGACTTTTTACGATTGTAAAATCTTTTCTTCAGTTGACTACAACACCTCTGCAACCTGACACTATCAGCTACCATCGTTCTGGCTTCCTGTAACCTGCCTATATGCAGCTAGCTTTTTATCTGCGTACCGAACGATGTCTTTAATGACCAGTTTGTGTACTGCGGTGTTTAATATTTCCATAAAAAAATAATCAGGTTTATTACCTTTTGACGGCAAAGATATCATTAACTCGTCAGCATCTTTTGCATAAAAATTTCGCCCGTAATTAAACTTTCCTGTATAAGAGGACTTATGAATTGATGTAGTTATGAATATAGCCGCATTTTTTGCGCACTTGTCAGTATGAACAACAGCCACGTGGTCATCTGCACCATATTCATAATTTCTGTATTTTGCAGAACCAAACATATCTATCGTGGTGGTATTCGCTGGAAATACAACAACATCATTGCGAATAAATGCTGAAACCCCCTCATTCACTTCACCGGCTGTAACAAACGGGAGATCCCCTGGAAGACGATCAGCATTTTTTAAACGCTTACCTCTTATTGTGGGGCCGAATAACTCTTTAAGGTTATAAGCACCCCACACAAAATTATTACTGTTTAATAGATTAACCGCGTCATACTCCTGCGGTGTAAGCTCATGGCTTATCAGTCCGCGAGTCCGCGAGTCCGCGAGTCCGCGAGTCCGCGAGTCCGCGAGTCCGCTAACCAGCAAGTACGCTTCCAGCTCCTCTATATGGGCCGCTTCCAGCTCCTCTATATATTGTACCATATAATCCCACGCTATATTATTTCCTCTGACTGGAATTGATAGTTTAGTTTCATCAAATTGTTGTTTAAAGTTTCTTACAAGAATGCTCTGTAGTTTTGCCTGATATTTATTCAGCATTACTATAAAATAAAGTGCTATTTTTTTGTTCATCCCCTCGAATTTCGGGAAAAGTGTCTTGGTAAACTGGCCTGCGTAAAAATCTCTTTCCATATAGAAAAATTGCATACCTAACATACCTACGGCAATGCTGTTTCCACTAATTTTATGGTCTTCATCAAGATACTCAACGTACCCGGCAATCCCATTATTAAGAACCGTTCTGGTAAAATACGGGTAAGTATTTTCATTATCTTCAGTAAATACAAAACTGGATTTATCAAGTTGAGGATTTGACTTCACGTCAAACAACTCCCCCGCATTTTTCTCTGCAAAGATTCCGCCCGCTTCTACAAACTCCCGCTCAAGCCTGTCAAGACGGGAGTTTACCGCTTTTTTCCTGGCACATCTCCACTCTGAAGAAGCTTTGACACTTCCCACGCCAGATAATCACCAACAGTTTTTTTGAAGTCCGCCAGCGTGGGTCTTGTGTCCACGGGTTTTGTCTGGTTCCAGTCGTCACCACTTTGTGGATTTATTGATGCCTCAAAATACTCATTCTCCGTAAAGATATTAAGGCAGCTTTTTCCAAAATAAACCAAATCAACAACCTCCTGGTAACGTGCTTTCGCACGATCCAAATCTACCAGGTTATTTCTTGCCTTCCGACGATTAGAACGTGCGTAACCATCATTAGAAAAGTCAATAAATTTAACCTGATGCAATGCGTGATGAGGCTGATTAACCTGAAAGACATAAACGTATGTCTGAACAATTGATTTCCCGATAAACAGATCGGCAGGCATTTTAATGCTTGCCAGCAAGGTATGTTTTTCGAGTATCTTCTGATTATACTCCTTAGCTCTACCCGAACCAGCGGAACTCTGAATAATCACGGCGGCATACCCACTTTTCATCATCGAAAGCGCCTTCTGCACGAAGATCATGCCATTACCTTTTGCGGAATATGGCGGATTAAGAACGAATGCCGTTGCCGGGAAACTTTCTCCTGTTTTTCCAAAACCGTATCTGCCGTCAAAATCTGCCAGTGAGTCCCTGTTAAGTATGTTGGCGCTACCATCCCCCATAAGTATCATGTTCAGGATAGCCAGCATGTAAATACTGGACAGGACTTCAAGCCCAAGAAGCTGTTCAGCCTTGATTTGCGCTTCCTTAATTTTAAGCTCGTCCGGTGATTTAATTTTCTCTCTGGCGTCAATGAGCATTTCATTCATCGCAGCCACAAGCAACCCGGCAGAACCCGTGGCAAAATCCCACACATAAGAATCTTTGTTTACCCTAGCAAGTCTGGCCAGCAATGTAGCAACATACGGCGGCGTCAGAACAACATCGTTTAGCTTATCCTGAGTAAACCCTAGCCAGCGGTACATTTCATTAAACAACTTGCCTGTAAAATCGGTGGTCAGCCCTATTTTGTAATACTCTCCCATGTCATCAACAATCTTAACAAACACTCGCTTTAACTGACTTTCGCCATTAACAGGTTTATTAATATTTTCAGTCCACAGCGTATTTTTCAGGGTGCGAAGTATCATTTCTCTTTTGGTTTCAGGGACAGCTTTTAATATTAAAAAATTTCTGATTTTTCTGAAAATAATATCACCGTCACGCACGCCTTCTTCCGTTGAGGAGGTAAGTTCTTTTTTATCCAAGGGGGCAAGTTGTCCGGGAATACCCAAAGTCGCAATAACAGTAGCAACAACGAGATAAACGCGATCGCTTTCACTAAGCCCCTTTTCAGTCTGGTAAATATCATTATTCAGACGAGAAAGACGGGTATCCATCTCTTCTTCTTTGCTGGCTTTAATTTTTTCCAGTTCTTCAGGAGACAGGTTTAGCAGGCTGACCTTGTTGATGAACTCATCGAAGTTTTCAGCTGAAAGAAACGATAAATCGGTATATTCACCAACTCTTTGGCCTACACCCAAATTATTTTTCGAAACGTGCCATACACCGATTTCATGATGCAGTTGCCCGGTATCCTCATCACGCCAGCCGGTCATGCCGACAGCAATAATATCGGGGTAATTAGTGAACTGAAGTAGCGCGTTGGCATAATGGACGGCCCCATTAACCGCATAGCCGTTTATATTTTTAAAATTCCATTCTTTTCTGGAATCTTTATTTTCGATAATACCATTGCTGCCCAGTTTAATAAGCTTGTCTTTGTAGCCTTTGTACTCAATGAGAACGGGATACTGCCTGTCATACTTATCCTTAAGCAGGAGTTTTACATCAGGTCGGTTACCACCTGCGCCGCCATTTTTTGAAAAATAGGTGTCCAGTGCGTTGTCTATCTCGGTGTTAAGTCTTGCCTGCTCGAGTTTATAGTCAATTCCATATGATCTGAGCCAACTGTTACCCAATTCGGCAATATCAGGCTCAACAGATTTTACGACCTTTCTTGATTTGCTGGTTGCTGGTCGTTGGTCTGACCGCATAAAATTATCCTTTTATTAAAATCAAATTTTTTAACATCCTCCACGCTCAAAAAGATGTGGATTCCGACTACGCTCAGGCTGTCGCCTGAATCATCTCGGTGGGTTTCTGCTTCATCGAGTGGCCTTACTGAGCCAGTCTCTCCACAGGCGCTAAGTTCCCGTGTGCCCCACGCTACTGATTGCCGTCATTGCGCCGCCAAGGCTAAGCGCTGGTAGCCGCCTTATCCCCCCCTGAAGGGCGGGGTTGCGGCGCACTACATAAAAATGCCCCGGATGGAAGTCAGGGCAAAGCCGTACAAGTAAGCAACGCAACAGACGATGATTTTCGGACATTGTGGCGCCGGGTGCCTCCCGGTGAATTTCGCAATGACCAGACGAAATCCGCAGTATAGGGATGCCTACATCGCCAAATCAGTCATTCTCTGCCCCACCGCACAGGGAGATTCACCACAACGAGCGTGATGCTATTAACGGCAACGCCATTGAGTCAATGCCACACCGGGTAACTGACCGCCACGGAAGGAATCGAACTCTCTGCGTCTGGTTCTGAAGACCAACGTTAGCCCTGCGAGCGGGGCTATAAAACGACAAAACCCCGCAATCAAAGCGGAGTCAGCTCAGCGAAGGGCGTGCTTTACTCCCGTAATCTCAATTGGCGCGGATTTGCATTCAACGTAACGATCCATTTCGAGGGTGACGCCCAGCATCATCAGCATACCATCAACGACGCCCTCAGCTTTTTGGAGCATCCTGCCAACCCAACAATCAGACCGCCCATGCTTGCGCGCAAGCACCATAAAAGTCATGCCTCCGACATAATAGTCCACCAATAAATCATGCAAATCGCTGTTGTTTTTTTTCAGGCGGGCCATGCATCCACAAATTATCATTGCGTCATCATCACAGCATTGCGGACGGAATTTTACTTTTGAGGGAATTAATCCCTTAAAACCGGCAGCAATGGACGACCAAGTTACATCCTCATGGTTATTTGCCACCCATGCTCCCCAACGCTCAAGAACCATCTGAATATCACGCATTACACAGCCGCCTTTTGTTTTTTCGTAAAGACCAGCTCACGGACCTGATCGCCGTTCATGAGCATGTCGTTAAAATCCCCGTTATCCGGGTAGTAGATGCTGATTTTTTCCAGGTCATTTTTTGCCAGTAAGTTGGCATGGGCGCATTCTGTGGCCGCAGCCAAACCGGTGGCACTGTTTTCGTCTCGGTCAGCAAAAATAATCAGATGCGTCACACCAGCCGGAACGCGGAATTTCTTCATGAAGTTGGCCGTCATGGTTGCCCAGGTGTTTACGTTATAAATCTGGTGCGCAGACAGAGCCGTTTCGATGCCTTCAGCGATGCCAAGTGTGCTGGTGACCGGGAACATACGGATCGCTACTGAACGAGTGTGATCAAGATAATTGTCTTCCTGCAGGGATTTGAGACGCTTTGCACTAGCGCCAATATCTGCCTTTTTAGCTCCGTCAAGTAATGTCTGATGCAGATAGCACAGTTCCCCTTTATCATCGGTGGCAAGAGCATAGAGAGCATGATAAATCCTGCCTGCATGTCGCTGCTTTTCGCAGAACCGAATCGCCTCAGAGGGTAATTTGTTGATCCCGCGCTGGCGCAGATACCCTTCCCCGTTAGTACCGCGCAAGGGCTGCAACGTCGCGAATTTACTGATAGCGCACTGGCGCAATTTCGCCGCCGAACTGTTGACCGGGATTTTCACCCGCTGGTAATCATTTCCGATCAGACGGTCTATTTCCCCGCAAACCTCGTTAAATGGCTTCCCCTGTGTCAGGGTGACAAGCTTCATACCATCGCCACTACCACATACACAGATCCATGTCCCGACACCGCCGTGGTCGTCAATGCGGAACTTGCCTCGAGCACCACATACCGGACATTCACCCTTGTAGTGGTTTTTTCCGGTTATCGGCGGCAGACCAAAGTGCTCTAAAATTTCAGCCCAGTGGCCTTTTGCTGCATCTGCTGTTTTCATGCTGTTTTTCTTCCTGGCATACTGCGAATTTTCTCCACCTGGCGTTTTGCACTTATTACTTTGTAGGTGGTGCCTGAGTCTGGAATGGGACTGGCGGTTTCAGCAGATACGCCCGCCTTCCCCTTTCCTTTTGCAAACCTGATAAGTTTGTGTCTGATGTAGTTGCTTACCTCCGGGGTGATTTCCATCGGGAAGTCACTCAGGTTATTCGGCCATTCGTTAAATTTTTCCCGAAATGTATGTGCGCACCAGCCGTCACTGATGGGTCTTCCCATCGAAGTACGCTGGCGTTGATAGAATTTGATCTGACTCCACCAGGACTGTTTGTCTGATTTGGTATAAACCTTTCCGCCTTTGCTGAGTTTTTTGATATTGCGCTGCGTGTCGGTTACCACATCCTCACCGACGAGCGGCTTAAAGCCGCATTTCGGGCAGACATAAACACCTGCTGGCTTCATGAAATGGCATTCAGGGCATTCCTTCGGGAGTTTTTCCTCCCGTTCCTCAGCCTGCCGGGTTGCGGCTTCTTTCATCCCGTCGTTTTTAGACGGCAGTTCGTTGTACTCAATGGCATCAGGAAACCCCAGACGATGGACGGTACCGGAATGGTCGAAGATCAGCGCCTTATCCTTGCCGGGAGCAGTACGTAACGCCCTGCCAAGACACTGTAACCAGCGAATTTCAGACTTCGTAGGACGCGCGTAAATGACGCAACGGACATCACTGTCAAAGCCCGCCACCAGTACGCCCACACTAACAATGATTTTCGTCGCACCCGTTTCGAAGCGGTGGATCATTACCTGCCGTTCTTCGTGTGGTGTTTCGGCAACCATGACCTCGGCATTAACGCCTGCTTTGACGAACTGCATCGTGACGTAATTGGCGTGGGCCTTATTGACGCAGAACGCCACCGTCGGCAGGTCACGACCGTTACGCAGCCAGTTATCGACAATATCGCCCACCAGATCGGAGCCGCACATAATCTCCGCCAGCTGGTTTTCGTTATAGTCACGACCATAATCAGCCGTATTTGCTGTTTTGACGCCTTTCAGATTGGGTTTTGTTGGTGCATAGAATTCATACGGGCTCAGGTCGCCGCGCTTGATGAGCTCGCTGATGGTGGTTGGCTTAATGAGCTCTTCATAGTATTGCCCCAGCCACGGAGAAAACGGTGTACCCGACAGGCCCACAACCCGAAACTCAGCGTCGCGGATCCACTCCAGCATGGCGCGTTTCTTCATGTGCGCCTCATCGATAATCAGTAAATCAATATTGTCAGGGAAATCACGGCGGATGAGCGTGTCAGCACTGGCTATCTGAATCAGGCGCTCAGGATGGAATTCAGGGTGATCGCGCCAGAGAATACTGATTTCATCCTCTGGCAACCCATACTCAACAAAACGCTGTACAGTCTGAGTAACGAGAACGGTAAAAGGTGCCACGAACATCACACGCAGTCCGCGAGCGACATGACCCGCTGCGATGAATGCCGCTAACCCGGTTTTGCCGCTGCCGGTAGGGGCATACATCATGAAGGTGCGTTTCTGCTTCCACTTGCGGCGGAGCAGATTAAGACCACGTTCCTGGGCAAAATTTGGTGTGATGTTCAGCATTGTGAAATCCTTATTTAAATTTGGTAGCCCGGATTACATCAATCCCGAACTCCTGATAGCGATGAGGTTTTTTTCCATCCCTCAGCACAACCAAACGTCCGGTTGACACAGGGAGTGCCTGGAGCTTTTGCAGAGAGCGCTGTCGTGGGCTGCGGTTGTCCAACTCAATAGCGCAAGCGGCACCGCTTTTGTCCATAACCAGGTAGTTGAGGAACCCCTTCCGCCCCACCACCAGATCGCCGACACGGACATTCTTCGACAGCAGGAACCCATTCCTGCGAATTACCGCTTCTAACTGGTGTTCAAAATATTCCCGCCCTGTATCGCCAGGGAGTTTCTCTTCCAGGATGGATATCAGTCTTTCTTTCAGTTCTGTGCCGGTCATGCTTATCACTTTATTTAGCCATCTGGATGTTTAGCCATTCATGCGTCTTTGCAGTAGTTTCTCTATACAGAGATCTACTTAACCTAAGGAGTTGTCTTCTTGGAAAAGCCTGTTCCAGCGCTTCGCGCTAAAACCCAAAACCGCCCCCTACCCCCAAGTCCAAATTTAGCCGCATAGCCACTTAGACGTCTAAACACCCAGATAGCCAGATGTTTAGATAGAGGTAACTCAACCGTTACACCAGGCACCTTTAAGCCCGGTATCATTCAGGAGCGGCGTTGCGTTCCTGCCAGGGGCGGTTGAGTCGTGTACCCCTGAATTGCTCGTCCGTATGTTTCAACGAACCTGCGAAGCCTCACGTTGGCCTCATGCCTTGCCCGGTTCTCCTTGCGGTATGACACGAGTTCAGCATCAAATGTGATTTCGTAAACCTCGCCATACTTCAGCGCGACTTTACGCCGCAGTGACTGAGGTAAACCCAGTAACTGCTGTTGAATCCATGCAGCGTCTGCCTGGCTGTAAAGCGATGGCATTTCAACCTGCACATAGTCCGGTGGCACGTCACACCTCTGAGGAAGGATGAGGAAAAATTTCTTCGATAAAAACCTTCCTTTCTGACGTACTCAAGGCAGTAGCAATTAGATGACATGTCTCAATGTCAGGGACTCTTCGGCCAGATTCGTAATGGCAAATAGAGCTCTGTGTGTGGCCTATGGTCTTTGCCAACTCACATTGTGTTAAGCCATTGGCGATGCGTAACTTTTTTAGGTTGCTCATTTTTTTCTCCGATCTTTACAGGAGATATTACATTTTGTAGTTATTACCATCAAGCAAATATTACACCATGTGCATTGAATAATTATCACATAATGTAATAATATGAGACTATGAAAACAGAATGGTATGAACTGGCTAAGGCCAGAATGGCTGAAGTTGGGATTACACAAGCCCAGCTATCAGAAGAGTTAGGAGTTACCCAAGGTGCTTTAAGTCACTGGCTTAATGGCAGGAGATCGGCTTCGTTATCTGAAATAGGTTCGATTTTTCGCATACTCGGCATTATAGGGGCAACCCTCAACCTGGACGGTTCCTTTACCATTGGAGAGGGCCACTACTCAGAACCACCAAAACCCCATTTTGAATATCCTGTTTTTTCACATGTTCAGGCCGGTATGTTTTCTCCTGAATTCCGGACCTTCACAGAAAGGGACGCAGAGAACTGGGTAAGTACAACTAAAAAAGCCAGTGATAACGCCTTTTGGCTCGAAGTTGACGGCCATTCCATGACGGCCCCCACAGGTTCGCGTCCAAGCTTTCCTGAAGGAATGTTGATTCTCGTCGACCCAAAGGAACCGGTTGATCCGGGTGACTTCTGTATTGCTCGCTTGGGTGGCGATGAATTTACCTTCAAAAAGTTAATCAAAGATAGTGGTCAGGTGTTCCTGCAACCGCTCAACCCACAGTTTCCTATGATCCCATGCAACGACCAGTGTCGCATTGTGGGTAAGGTCGTAGCCTCGCAGTGGCCTGAAGAGACGTTTGGTTAAATTAATTATCTCAACCCGGCTATGCCGGGTTTTTTTGCATCTCAACCTCTCACATCCCAAATAAAATACATTTTGAAATCAGATACATCCGCTTAAAATTCAGTTTTTATTTCACTTTGTACAGACAGCAATAATTACATTTTGTAATATAAGTCCATCGACAAACAATGGAGTCTAAAAAATGAGCACAGAACAAATCCTTCCCGAGAACGGCACTATTCATAAAATTGCAATGGATATTGATCGCGTTATCAATGCACTCGAATACGCAGAAGCTGATCGAGATGTTGCATACAAGCCCGCAGCACTTATTAAAATTTGCATAAATCAGCTAAAAACGAATCTATCTGTTTTAAACCATGAACTGGATCATGACCAGCCTGAGAACAACTAAATGAAAACCTTCAAAGGTCTCCCCCTAAAGCCTGAAGCTGCTTTTCGTCAGATCGCGACATTAATATCAGCCATCATCACTCTGATCGAGGGTGTAGAAGAATCGATTAAAGAAGCAGATACAAAACTGAATAGTTTAATTAAATAATAAAACCGGACTAAATAAATTAACAGTGCCTTAAACGGCAGGGATATCTATAACCTGAATTTACGAGAGGGTTAATCATGACTTTCATCAAAGACAAAGCTGCGTTTAAAACAGCACAACTCTTTCATGCTACAGCATTATCGCAGAATTGTTTTTACGCAAAGCGTACGGGAGGTAAATATGTGGAACCCGGAAGAAAATGACAACATTGAAGACGCGGCGCTCTCCGCCAGAAGTCTTAATGAACTACTGGACCTGATGCATATCAGCTTTAAAAAAATGAACCCTCTCCAGACTGAGAGACTTTTGGGGCTTGCTCTCAATATCTCATCAGATATTTCTGTCTGGATGGATGAAGAGGAGAAGCACCGTGAAAAACAACACAATTGAAATTTACCGTCGTCGAATTGCTATTGCAGCACTGGAGAGAATGAAACGCAAGACAGGCGCTCATCGTCTTACCGTTTCAATGCCAGATGACAATATCCAGTTTATTGATATTGACGAAGAAGCGATGCTGCAACTATTACAGTTTTTCGAAAAACAGGCGCGAAATGAATTTGCAGCAGAAGCAGAAACGTTTCTTCGCCAGACGTATATAAAAAGTGTCGATATTAATGGACACACAGAATATCTGACCGAAACAGGGAAGATGATTGTTGACGAAATTTTTGCGGAATTAATTAAACACGCAAAAGAGAAATATGTTAACAGAGGAATTAACTGATGACTAATCCCCCCTCTATTACGCACAAAAAAATGCAGGTGGTTATGACGATTGAAAACGGTCAGGTAATTAACATCCGTAATGTTCGCGATAACGAACTGATTGCCAGCATGGACACCTTCTTCTGGATGGCGAAGAAAGCCGGTTACAAGGTTATCCCACCAGCAGACGAAACAGCACAGGAGCAAAACGCATGATCGATAACCGCACCGCCAGCGCAATTGACCTGGCACTACAGAAGTACGACACGCCAGTCGGACCGCTGTTCGTCTCAGTACGCCATGGACGCCATAAAAAATGCTTCAGCCGGGATACAGCAATCCGTCACCTGGCGTTTTTTATGACAACCAAAGCTTTCGGGCGTTCTGGTTTCATTCAGCGTCAACCTGATGTGCGGGTAATCCATCCGGAATACGGTGAGACCTGGCAACGCGGTGCCGTCACACGCGAATACCTGATAGCCCACCAGCGCTGCGTTCGCCGTCTGCGCCACATTCTGGCCCGTAAACGTGAAATGGAAAAGTGGTGCCAAAAATGGGACTCAATGCACGACCGCTTTGTGAAAGAGGTTGACAAGCTACAGGCCAGTAAACCGTTTTGAGGAAAAATCAGATGAACACTGTAACCATCAATAACAAACAACTTCCTGCAGTCGAATATCGCGGTCAACGCGTAGTCACGTTTGCGATGATTGATGAGGTTCACCAGCGCCCCGAGGGTACTGCTAAGGATGCCTTTAACCGCAATCGCGATCGCTTCGCTGAGAATATTGATACCTATATTATTGATTACTCAGAAAAGAATGTTTTACATCCTTTTGGCATTGAAGTTCCCTTCCGTGGATTGCGTGTGCTTACCGAAACCGGTTACCTGATGCTGACGAAGCCATTCAATGATGATCTGTCCTGGCAGGTTCAGCGCGAGCTGGTTAACAGCTACTTCCGTCATAAGCAACCGCAGCCACTAACCGAAATCGAAATGATCGCCGCTATGGCCGCCGACGCCGTTCGCCAGCAGAAGCGCCTGAGTCACGTAGAAGAACAGGTAGAAACTGTAGTGGAAGCGGTGACGAACATTAAGCGCGGAAACATGCGCGCCGGATATGTCGGTTATCGCCAGGTGGTCGCCAAAAGCGGTATGACTGATGCCAAGTGCCGCAATCTGGTCAACGCCTACCGCATCCCAACCGATACGCACGAATTCATGACGCCTGATGGTCTTCTGTCACGCCGCGCAATCGTGGAACTTGAGTCGTTCATGAAGGCATTCCACCAGATGATGTCTGAAGCAGAACCGCGCGGTACTCGCTGGTATCACCCAAAGATGGGGTTGTTTCAGGCGCTCGGATGGAAGGATAAAGCATGATCATTCAGTCGAAACTCATTCGGGCAGCGCTGGTATGTGCTGCGAAAAACGACGTTCGCTATTGCCTGAACGGTCTTCACATCACGCCGAAGTACATCGAGGCCACTAACGGACATGTTGCGCTGCGTATCGAGCACGGTATCAGGACGAAAAAAAATATCATCGTTCAGTTTGAAGGACCGGTTCCCGCAAAAGCAGAAACGACCGAGCTGGTATTCAACAAAGAAGCATTTGCTATTCACCGGGACGCATTCAATCGCCGCATTTCAATCACTGGTATCAGGCTTGTCGATGGCTGTTTTCCTGATATGGAGCGCGTCATCCCGAAAAAAGTGGATTTCAGCATCAAGCCGGTTATCCAGGCGAAATATCTCAGTTATCCGGAGAAGATGTTTGGTCGCGAGCGAAAATTTATTCCCGTTCAGTTACACCCGTCCGTCGAGCATGGTGCGGTACGCATTCAGTTCGATCCGGTTATCAACACCACATACGGCAATCCTGAATTCGTTGTGATGTCCTGCCGTGATGATGTTTTCAAAATGGCCAGGGAGTATCTGGGATGAAAATCGAATGCCAAGCTGGCAGCACAACAAATCGACTGATAATCACCAGCAACTTACTTCAGTGTCGCAGCCATCTGTTGGTCGTTGATGAACTTCTGTTCCACTTTCCGCGCATGAAAGTTACGCAGTACGGTTTTTTCCGCATCACAACCATCCTTGAGGGAGAGCACACTTACGTGATACGTGCCAGGGTAACAGCGACGAGGATAATGGAAGAAAGACAAATTCGAGGGAAAAAATAATGGCGGATATGACCGTATTTGAATACGTCCGGGCTAACCCGGACTCCACCAGCAACGAAATCGCCAAAGCCTTAAACAAAAAAACATCAGCCGTCGCCAGCGCATTATCACACCTCCGCGCTACCGGGCGGGTTGTGAAATTAAGTTGCCCCAATAGCGACATCCCTGTTTACCGGGTGAATGACCTGCCATTTGGATGTAGTAACAGATTAACCATGATATTTAACCAGCTACTACGAGAAGTACGGCGATGAACGAACATTCCGGTATTCCAGACTTCGTGTCCGCCCCCCGGATGGACATATCTGATTCGATTTATTACCGGCATTACAGGATCACCCGCCACGCAGCAGAACGCTATCTGGAACGAATTGGCGGGGACGTCGGAAATATGCTCCTTGACCTTGATGGCGCGGTACTGTTTGAATCCTGCCGCAAAAGAACGCCACACAAACTGCGCGTATCAGTTATCAGGTGTGAACAAGAAGGCGGTTATGCGCTCATTAACGGAAAGGCCATTTTTCTGGTTAAACCTGACAACCGGAGACACACCATTGTGACCACATTACGCATGGAGTAAACGATGCATAAATCATTTGAACTATGGGTTCGTCGGCAGTACGGAAGCCGCTATGACCTGACGCGTGACGACTACGGATTCTACTGCCGGGAAGTGGTTAAACGAATGTATGAAGTGTGGCGCTACTGCCATGGTTTTGATGTGGTGTGAGGTGAGCATGCAGACAATCATCTACCAAATAGTCCCCAACGAGTGGGTCACTGAAAAATTATTGATTGCGGCTACCGGATTAAAACCCGGGACAATACTACGCGCCCGTAAAGAGTCGTGGTTGCTCGGTCGCGAGTACAAGCATGTGGCCCCTAACGGACATCCGAAGCCCACCAGCGAGTGTATGTACTACATTCCGGAGATTAATCGCTGGATTAAAAACCAGCCTGATCCGAACTTCGATCTTTGACTTAATCTGATGAGGCGGTAATCTGATGAAGCTCTTGGACGCAGGAGGAATTATGGCTAAACCAGCCTATCCAACCGGCGTTGAAAACCACGGGGGTAAACTCCGGATCTACTTCCACTACAAAGGGAAGCGCGTGCGTGAAAATCTGGGGGTGCCTGACACCCCTAAAAATCGCAAAATTGCAGGTGAGTTACGGGCGTCTGTCTGTTTTTTGATTAAGACAGGTAGTTTTAACTATGCGGAACGATTTCCTGACTCGCCAAACCTGAAACAGTTCGGCGTGGTGAATAAAGATATCACCATCGCTAAACTTGCGGAGAAATGGCTCGGGCTTAAAGAAATGGAAATATCAAGAAACACGATGATTCGTTATGAGTCGATCGTGAAAACGAGTGTTTCTTTGCTTGGGGGACAGGTTCTTGCTTCTGCTGTAACACAGGAGGATCTGCTCGTTTTCAGGCGGGAACTGATGACTGGTCATCAGGTAGTGAGGCCAAACCGTGAATTAACACCAAAGGGACGTAGCGTGGCAACAGTAAATTCTTATATGGGGATTATCTGTGGAATGTTCCGGTTTGCAGCAAGCAACGGTTATATTTCACAGAACCCGTTCAGTGAAATATCTACGCTGAAACGTGCAAAAACTGAACCAGATCCACTCACAAGGGAAGAGTTTACGCGACTCATTGACGCCTGCCACCACCAGCAAATCAAAAATATCTGGTCACTTGCAGTTTACACTGGCATGCGACATGGAGAATTGTGCGCACTGGCGTGGGAGGACATCGATATTAAGGCGGGGACTTTGGTTGTCAGGAGAAACTACACTCAGGCTAAAGAGTTCACCCTGCCGAAAACCCAGGCAGGAACCGACAGGGTGATACATCTGACACAACCTGCAATTGATACATTAAAAAATCAGGCATCACTCACGAGGCTGGGCAAACAGCATAAAGTCGAAGTGAAGCTACGCGAATTTGGCCGGACAAGCGCACATTCATGTACCTTCGTGTTCAATCCTCAGCTTACCACACGCTCAGGAAAGTCCGGAACACATTATGCAGCAACGTCACTAAACAGGATATGGGAATCGGCGATGAAACGAGCCGGTTTACGATACAGAAAAGCGTATCAGTCCCGACACACTTATGCCTGCTGGTCACTCGCTGCTGGTGCCAATCCAAACTTTATTGCCGCACAAATGGGGCATGCAAATGCTCAGATGGTCTATACAGTATATGGTGCATGGATGTCCGATAATAACCAGTCACAGGTTGATATACTGAATCAGGGGCTGGCGGCTACTGCCCCAGGGATGCCCCAAACAGGGATATTAGAAAATTTAATTTAG